CCAAAGATGGAATGGATTAAAAAAAGTGCCTTGGGATTTAGATGGTAGTTGGATGGTGTTAGCCAGAATAAATGATGTAAAGAGAGAGCTGCAGCAGGAAGCTAAGAATCTAGGTTTATATTACCAAGATCAAAAAAATAATAAATCATTTGACCCAAATCAATTTATGGCAATTCAATTATGGGAAAAAATTTGTGAAGGTGGATCTATCTCAAGAGAGGAAGCCTGTATAATGTATGAATATTTATTAAACATAGACCACGGATACCGGTCACAGGACAGCAAAAAATGGTCCTTTGCACATCCAAATCAAGTCTTTACTTTTGATGAATTACACTTAAGGTGTGGTATGCGAGATGAAAAAGGTGCATGGAATCAGGTGTTTAAAAGAAAATTTAAAGACAAAGATAAACAATATTTTAACAAATTAATGCGAGAAGGTGTAGATCTTACGCAGCCACCAAAAATTATTATTGATACTATTCATCAAGTAAAGGGTGGTGAAGCTGATAATGTGGTGTTAGCCAGCAAATGTAATTTTCCATCTCACTACGATAAAAAAAATCTAACAGAAAAAGTAAAAGAGCTTAGAGTTTGGTATACAGGTGTAACAAGATGTAAGCAAAATTTACATTTGTTAGGTACAAATCATCAATACAACTTTCCACTTGGAAAGTATTTTAAATTATATGAGGCAAACTATGTTTAGATCGTTAATACTTCAAGCATTAGAAGATAAATATAATGCACAAATATCAGAGGCGGAGGCAACTTTAAAAATTTATTTAGAGAAGCCTGTAGCAATAGGAGAGCATCCACAACACATAGAGGAGGCAGACAAATTAATCAATAAAATCGCACAAGCAGAAGAAAATATTAAAGTTATACAGGAGTTTAAGCTATGACAAATAAAAGTATGTTTGATGAGGCTTTTCCTCAAGATAAACAAATCGGCGGGTCACATTATAAACACTTTCATATTCAACCATATGAATTCATCGCTAAAAATGATTTATCGTTTTTTCAAGGGAACGTTATTAAATACGTTTGTAGGTATCGTTTTAAAAATGGCATTGAAGATTTGGAGAAAATTAAACATTATTGTGAATTAGAAATCAAAAAATTAAAGGATACAAAAAAATGACACTTAGTTATGCATTAGGTATGTTATTTATGGGAGTGATAGCAATCACACTAGCAGCTATTGTAGCTTATTTTATTATTAACAGATGAAATATGATCCGATTAATTTTTATAGTTGGTATTGTTATGATCCTGAACGGGTGCGTAAAAGATTACGATTTAAACCCAGCTACTACTATCGTAAGACAACTGGTAAAAAATAAATGATTGTTCAATTTACAATACCAGATCAAATTTTTAATGAACTTAAAAAAGATATAAGAGAAAGTAATATTGAATACAATAATAACTTAGCAGGAAATATAAAACAAGAATACAGCTTAGACAAATTTAAAAAAAAGTATGAAGAATTTATTATAAAGCAAGCGTTTGGTAATGAAATTTTTTTAAAAAATTTAAAAGAAATAAATGTGTTATACCCAAATGATCAAAGCTTTACTTTAGGTAAACTTTGGGTAAATTTTCAAAAAAAATATGAATTTAATCCTATCCATAATCATGATGGTGTATTTAGTTTTATTTTATTTATTCAAATTCCCTTCTTTATAGAAGAAGAATTACAAAAAGGACCTGGTGTAAAATCAAACAATAACTTAGCAGGACATTTACAATTTATCGAAGCAGGTCCAAAAGGACATATTAATGCTGAGAATCTTGGCGTAGATAAAACTTGGGAAAAAACAGGTTTAATTTTTAGATCGTATTTAAATCATTGTGTTTATCCTTTTTTTTCAACTGACAAAGAGAGAATTACTGTTTCTGGTAATGTTTATTTCGGTAACTACAATTTAAAATAATATGACACATCAATTAAACTTTATTTATAACGATAGTGATTGGGTTTGTCCTAGTGAATATCCAGATTTAAGATTTGCAAAAGAGATTGCAATTGACCTTGAAACAAAAGATCCTAATATTAAAACTAAAGGTGCAGGCTGGGCTACTTTTGATGGCCATATTGTGGGTTTTGCTGTAGCTGCTTTTGATCAACAATGGTATTTTCCCATTCATCATGATGCAGGTGGTAACATGGACTCTGCAATTACTACTGCTTGGATGCAAGAAGTATTAAAAACACCAGCAACTAAAATTTTTCATAATGCAAGTTATGATGTTGGTTGGTTATTAGTCAATGGCTTTGAAATAAATGGGCCAATTGTAGATACTATGATTGCTGCAGCTCTTGTTAATGAAAATAGATTTAGTTTTAGTTTAAATGCATGTGCTAAAGATTATTTAGGAGAAATTAAAAATGAAACATTTTTGAACGAAAAAGCAAAGGAGTGGGGCATCGATCCTAAAGCAGATCTTTGGAAACTACCTGCAGGTTATGTAGGCTTTTATGCTGAACAAGACGCTGGACTAACTTTAAAACTTTGGCAACGTTTTAAAACAGAAATATCTAAGCAAAGTTTAAACGATGTTTGGGATATGGAGATGGAGCTGCTACCAATTTTAATTGAGACAAGACGTAGAGGTATTAGGGTAGATGAAGAAAAAGCACAGAAATTAAAAAAAGAATTCAAATCTAAAGAAAATATAATTTTAAAAAAAATTAAGGATGAAACTACAATTAAGCCCGACATATGGGCTGCAAGATCTGTAGCGCAAGTGTTTGACAGAATAGGAGTTGAATATCCACGGACACCGAAGACTGACGAACCTAGCTTTACCCAAAACTGGTTAGTAAATTGTAATAACCCGATAGCGCAACTAATAAGAGAAGCAAGAGAAATAAATAAATTCCATTCAACATTTATAGACTCGATACAAAGATTTGTGCATAAAGGTAGAATACATTCAGAAATAAATCAACTAAGATCTGACCAAGGCGGTACAGTTTCTGGAAGATTATCCTATTCAAATCCAAATTTACAACAAATTCCTGCAAGAAACAAAGAGTTTGGTAACAAGATAAGAAGTTTATTTTTACCTGAAGAAGGTAAACAATGGGGTAGTTTTGATTATAGCCAGCAGGAGCCAAGATTAGTTGCACACTACGCAGCAAGTGTTAATGAAAATTTTAGTGGAGCTGATGAATTTATAGAGGCCTATAAAAATGAAGCTGCAGACTTTCATCAAATAGTTGCTGACATGGCTGGAATTAGTAGAACACATGCAAAAACAATTAATTTAGGTTTATTTTATGGTATGGGTAAAGCTAAACTTGCACGTGAACTAGGAATATCAAAAGACAATGCAGAAAATTTATTACAAAAATATCATGCAAGAGTGCCATTTGTAAAAAGACTAGCTGAAGCTGTAACCAATAGCTCATCAAAATATGGTTTTATTCGCACAATAAAGGGTCGTAAATGTCGATTTGACATGTGGGAGCCTGCAACCTTCGGAATGAACAAAGCAATGCAGTACGAAGAGGCTAAAGCAATTTATGGTAATAATATTAGAAGAGCGTTTACCTATAAAGCATTAAACAGATTAATCCAAGGATCTGCAGCGGATCAAACAAAACAAGCTATGATAAATTGTTACAACCAAGGGTTTAAGCCCTTACTACAAATTCATGACGAATTATGTTTTTCAATTAACACTGAAAATGATATAACAAAAGTAAAGGAGGTTATGGAAAATGCTATTGAAAATCTTAAAGTCCCTTTTAAAGTTGATGTGGCCCTCGGTAAAAGTTGGGGTGAAGCAAAAGGCTAATAAAGAATTAGAGGGATATTACTTTGATGGAAAAAAATTAAAAACATTATATAAAAAAACTACTTATTTTTATTAATGAAACCTTGGTCTATTGATCGGTCAGATAAAAAGAATCTTTCTTTTTCAGCTGTTAAAATGAAATATCTTAGAACTCCCAAAGATATTTGGGAGAATCTAAAAAAAGAGTTTAAGTTTACAGTAGATTGCTGCGCATCTGATCAGAATCACTTGTTGCCAAAATATTATACAATTGAAAACAGCTGCTTAGATAAAAATTGGTCTGGCGAAATAGCTTACATTCATCCTTTGTTTGATATGAAGATACCAAAGTTTGTAGAAAAAGCATATCACACAAAAAATTTTACAGGAGTTTTTTTATTACCTGCAGCAACACATACAAAATATTTTCATGACTTTATTTATCACAATTCAAATTGTGAAATAAGATTTTTAAAAAAACCTAAACGTGGTTTTAG